GCTTTTTTTAATAATGAACTTTGGATAGATTTCTATTATTCCACGCTTTGTACTGCGTGTTGAAATCACCATGAAGTCTATCATCGCATTTTTACTCTCCTTCCGAACGCTTCAGCTCTTTCATATCGTGTTCTAATTGGGCGATTCTCTTACCCTGCGTATAAACCTTACCGCTAAGCAGCGCCACCTCAAATATCATAAGCCATGAAGCGGTAGTCATATTTTTGTTGATGTGTACCTGCCGAGCAAGCGCCTTGGTCATAACCTCCAGTCTGCTCTCCGTTATTCTCATATGCTTAAAAATATAACGCGTCATCATTTCATCCATTTTGGTTTCTCCTTTCCAAATTCTTTATAACTCCTATAACACTCTGTCCAAATACCAACACGCCTGATACCAGATTTCAACATTTCTCAAATCTTCTTTGCAGTGTTCCACGGTAAACAAACCGCCCTTCCCATTTCGTTCGTAGTCTCGATTTAGGAAACGTCGAATAATATCTTCCGCGTATCTCTTATCGAATTTTGCATCATCCATACTGCCGAGACCAAGATTTGCAACCATGTTCCAAAACCACTGACCGGTTCGATCACCAATAGCGGGATCATCCATGATATGCTCCTCCAAACGAATAGCAAGGGCTATTAACATTTCCAAAACGCTACAGGGACGGTCATCTAAATAATCTGCAATCAGTGTGCCATCTATGTTCTCCGCATAGCCGAATCGATATCTTAAATCGGTTCCATCTTCATACCGGTTCGCATCCATAGCAATCGTGTATGTAAAATCGGTACTGTGTAGCAAATATAACAATCTTCGATAGGACGGAGTTTTGGAGTATTTTTCATTACATACGAGATGGTATATCCACTCGAAATACATATTATTAAGCTCGTCCTTGCTCATTACTCCTCCATCTGATGCGGCTGCTGTTTAACAACCTCAGAATATAATCTCTGATCCAGCAGGATCTCGTAATCAATTCTTCTGACGTCGTTTCGCACATACACGGAATCATCCTCAAATTCCCCAAAATGATTCAGAGAATCTTCTCCGACGACATCTTCCACATCATCAATCACTTCATCATTTTCGTCCGTAAGAACACCGTCCGCATAATAGGTAAAGCTGACATGATCGTACTCTTCATGTTCCATAAATGCTTCCGGGGCAATTACATACGGACCGCTGATAAGCATGTCTTCTTCTTTTTCTTCCGATTTCATATCTGAATAATTCACATATCCTTCCTTCTGCAATTTTGCAGCATATTCCGTTATGCTTGGTTTCTCATTACCAACCGGCTGGGAATCGTCGGCATTTACAGAGGCTGTCTTAACACTTATTTCTGCTTCTCTTCTTGAGAACACCTCTTTAACCGAATCGATTTCCTCCTGCGCAATCTGTTCGTACTTATCTCTAAAATACTTCCAGGTTCCAGCCACACCAACTGCCACACCGGATGCAAAAGTAAAAAAGAGAACTACTTTATGTTTCATAATAAATCTTCCTCCTCGCCCTGAATGGTCATGATGGTGAGTGCAAGCCCACCAAATAATAAAGAGGCACTTAATAAGATGCCTCCCGTAATATGCCGTTTCCGTTTTGTATCCAACACAAGATCCAGCATAGATATAAAATCGCCAAATTCAACCATACTCAACACTCCTTTCCACCAAGAAGAATCGCGATTCCGCTGAAAAAGCAGATACCCGAAATTGCTGAAAAAGTAATTCCTATCATATTACTCATACTTATATCTTCTCCTTTCTTACTCATAACTTGAAAAATAGTGATTTTCTACCTGAAATAAAGGGACACCGTATTTACCATATCCACCAGCTGTAAAATAAATAACATCAGTGTTCTGCTGCTCAACCAATTCCTCTTCCACAAGTCGGCAAATATCTTCTTGAACCTCACATCGTTCGACCCGTCCATTCCACATAGAAGAAAATTGGTTTTCTTGATACACAACATCGTAAACGGTATCCGGAAAATGCTCGGAATCGACACGATTTAATATGGTATCAATCACAAGTCTTTTTCCTTCTTCACACTCTCCTTCAGCTTCAGCCATCGTAACCAGTGCAATAAGTTCAATGTCTTCGTTTGATAAATATCTTTTTTTTTCAACCTCCAAACTCTTTTCATTTGTTGTTTCCGACAGTATCTCTGAAAGAGATTGTTTTGGAATTACTACTTGTTCGTTAATTGGTTCTGTTATAACCGTCGGCTGCACTACATACTCGCTCGCCAATGTTTCTGCATTTGAAAATATAAGTATAAACATCGTGCCATATAGCGCAAAAAGAGTAGGGAGGCTCATCTTTCGGAATAACTGCCGCATATGAGACCTCCTTCCCGAATATCATTGTTAAGCATCGATCAGATCAGATCAAGAATATTTCCGTCCACATTGAAATCCAAGAGGAAAGCCTTCTCATATCCGCCGTCTTCGGTTTCCCGGTTTACTTCAAGGACACGGAAATCAACGTAGTTGTCACCATTAGAGTTCTCCGGCTTGTACACCCAGCCAACGATCTGACCGAGCTTCGTCTTCTGCATTCCCAGCTCTTCCAGAATATCATTTAAGAACAGAAAGCCATCTGATTTAAGCTTATCGTTTGCATACTGCTGCGTTGCCCGTAAAGTCATACGGTTATAATCCATATTATCTTCATAGGCTTTGCTGGTTGTCTCGTCAAAGAACATGCAATATGGATTTTCGGTAGGATCTGCCACATCAATGGTTGATTTTACCTTTTTCTCTTTTCCAGTCTCCGGATCAGTTACAACCTCTTCCACTTTCTTTGCCTTGATGTTATAACGAAGTTCCTTGTCAACCTCATCACCAAAACGCTCAACCACGCGTTCACGATATTCTTTGAATGTCTTGTCCACGGTTGCATATGCCGCAGCCAAAGCTACATTACGCTTGCGCAGAATCTGATTAGAAGCCACGATACTGGTAAGAGACAGAGCGCCAAGGGCTACAGATGGTCCATACAGTTTAACGAGCTTTACTCCAGTCTGAACATAAACAATGGTCAAATCTTTCCTGGAATCCTCTATGGAATAGTCTTCTCCCATTGCTGTTGCGCCAGCTTCTGTTGCTTCATGAATCTTCTCCACATCTTCTTTGGTCTGATCCATAACTTTACCGATTTTTGTTGTAGCTCTGCAAGCCATAACCGCACTTGCTATGGTCCCCACTACCCCGGCGACAATCAGAATTTCAGGACTGTGTTTCTTTACTTTAAGACTCGCCTTGTTGTAGGCGGAACTTACCTTTTTCATAATTTCATCTTTCTTCATTTTTTCTGTTCTCCTTTTGATTTTTTTCTAAATGATCAATTAAATGCTGCGTATACCACATGATCTTCTTAAGATCCTGAACGCCATTCTTCTTTTTCCACCGACAGGCATACTTCAAGATATTACCGGTGTCGGTTGCTTCAATTCCCGAAAGTTCGGATGTAAAAGCCTCAATCACATCGATTACTTCCAAACCGCTCTCTGACTGATAATGATCGGGATGAAATACTAATTTGTCATCTGATTCGTACATATGTCCTCCTTAATTGATTGCCATCGCTCTCGGCAATTTAATCATGTAGCCGTCTCTCGTACGGACAACGCCGGCACTTCGAATGTTATCCCATCCGTATTTATTGTCCGTATAATTCCCAGTAAGACCGACGAGATCATAAAAGTCGGCAACACTGACAATTCCATATGTAGCGATTAGCTCGTCCATTCTGGCTAATACTTCTTCCGCTTCTCCTCGGCTATCAAGAATGACATCGTCGTACTCATACACCGTTCTTGTTCTTGCCGCACCATAATCCCGACGATTACTTTCTTCATAATACTTTCGATAAGAAACTTTACCAGCGGCGTTATTCTTGCTTCCAGAGCGACCATTTACACCGAGAAAAGCCTTCAAAGTATCAAGCAGAATATCTTTAACCGCCGGCACGATAATGTCTTCGAGAATATAACTTTTTACATTATCTACATCTTCCGGAACAAAAACATTTGTAATCCTCTGAATCCCATTTTTCTTCTTCGACTTTACAGGTCCATTTACAATTTTCTCTACTTTCTTTTCCGGAATTGGCTCATTGCCTCGTTCTTTTGATTTGTTGGAATTGGATCTGTATTCCTCCATCAACTCTCTCCTCCTGTTTCTGCTAAGATAAGTTTGCCAGGAAGTGTAATTCTTGCACCCGGGACAAAATTATTCTTTTTCTTAAACTGATAAGCAAGATTGCTTCTTGCTTTTTGCTCCGATACTGCGTATGTAGAACCATGCCATCGGTT